ATCTTGTGACCGACGAACTGGTAGAACCAGACCACCGTCGAGTCACCAATGCCGATGTCCCACGCCGTCCCGACCGGCTGGCCAACGATGTGCGGGTACTCGCCAGACCTGCCGCCCTGCTCGGCCTTGAGGATGGCATCGCCGTAGTACGCACCCGGAATGTCAGCGTCGAAGTCGCAGTAATACTCCTGCCGGATGATGGCCTCGGCTTCCTTCTCACCGCGCTCGACCCGCAACTCCTTGCGCTCGCGCTGGATGATGTCCTTCGAGATCGCCTTCGTATCCTCGACGGTCAGCACCTGACCGAACCACTCCGGGTCCTTCCGGGCGTAGTCCACCAGACGGGCAAAGTGATTCCGACCACGCGGGGTCGAGATGAATATCGCCCAGCCGTTGTTTTCAGCGAGGATGGGACGCAGGAACGCCCAAGCATTCGGGTCGGCAAGAGCGTACTCGGAGAACACGACCCCCATCGGCGGGGAACCGATGAGGCTGTTGTAGTTGTCCGAGCCTACGACCTGCCATGTGCTGCCGTTCTTGAACCGCAGGAACATGTCCTGTTCGCGGGTCGTCTCGCGGATCTCGGGCGGGAACGCAGCGTCGATGCGCCGCCTGCCGGTATGCGGGTCCACCGCGTCCCAGATGGCTTTCCGCGACTGGTTCGCCTGGGGAAGCATGTGCCAGATGCCGCCCACCCGCTGCATGGCCGACACAGCAGCCCAATGCAGGGAGATGTCGTCCTTGCCAGACCGACGGTGCCATGCCAACGCGAGGCGCTTACAGCCGCCCTCCAGAGCGCCCCACGCACCCATCTGGTACGGGCGGGGAGTCCAGCCGTTAGCCGGTAGGTTTATCGGCATCGGTGAACCGCAGCACGTTGACCGTCAGGCCTACCTCGCCCTTGTGCTCGAGGTCGAGCTTGTCGCCGTACCGCTTGGGCTTGAGCTTGGACGCCACCCACTTGCGAGCGTCCACCATGATGCGCTTGTGGTTCGCGTCGATGGTCTCGTCGTCCGCGATCTCGATGATGCGGTCGGCGTGAGCCTCGGCCTGATCCTCGCGTGCGCGTGCGTATTGCGCCGAAAACTCCGGCTTTTCTTTCAACCACTTACCGATGGTTGACCACACCGGCATCCCGTCATCCCCACAAATAGCCCGCAGGGACTCGCCGGATGCCAGCCGCTCACAGATGCGGTCTGCGAGTTCCTGCGTATAGATGCTTGGTCTGCCTCCTGGCATCACTTCGCCATCAGCTTGCGTGCTGCCATTCCCTTACCGGCGCTCTTGGCTGCCTTGCGAGCCGTGCTCATGGCGATCGCCACGGCTTGCTTCTGCGGGCGACCGGCGCGGACCTCGGCTGAGATGTTTCGCGAGATGGTCTTCTGGCTGTATCCCTGCTTGAGCGGCATGGTCACTTCCCCTTGTTGCGGTTGCTGATCGCCTTGGCCTTCGCCCTAGCGTCTTCCTTCGAGCTCGCTCCCCATGCCTTCAAGGCGAGGGCGAGGCGTGTCGGCTTGCCGTCCTTCCCGACCATCGGGCCGGGAGCGTTCCCCATTCTGGCGAGGAAGCTAGCGCGTCTCGGGTTGTCCCCTGACTTGACCGGGGCCTTGAGGTTCATCCCCTCGGCCTTGGCAGAGCGGCGACCGGCCTCGTTGAGACCGCCTTTCGGGTTCTGCCCTGCCTTGCGCTGCCATGCTGGCGTCTTCATCCTGACACCTCGACCTGATAATCCTGCACCGGCCTCGGCGGGCCACCCGGTACGCCACCGCCACCGCGAACCGGCAACGGACCACCGAGACCCGCTGCGGCGATCCCGGCGGTAGCCCTCGGCGCAAGTCTTGGCACCCTGCCGACGGCTCCCCCCAGACTTGCACCACCTCTCCGGCGACGAAAGCCGAACAGATCCTCGCCTTCCTGGTCGCCGTTATCTCCGAGCAGCTGCGCCTTCACCGATATCGCGCCGTCTTGGCCGCAACCTTCTTGGGCTGCGGTACAAACTGTTTGCCCTGCGCCTTACCCTCGCGCTTCGCCCGAGTGGTTGCCGCATATTCGGCTGAACTCAGAGCCTTGATTGCCGACTCTGGCAGATACCGCTCGCCGGTCTCGCTCGAGGGCTTGCCGCTCTTGGTGCGCCACTTCTGCTCGCCCCAAACCTTGAGGCTGAACTGCGGCTTCTTCACTTGTAACCACCGCCTTTGGCCTTGTACATCTTCGCCAGGAGCTGCGCCTTTCGTGCGCTCCATTGTCCAGCCGCCGTACCGTGCGTCGCCTTCGCCATGATCTGACTAAAAAGCCCTTTGCGCATCTCAGGCTTCGTGTAGTTGCCAGCCTCGTTGACCTTGCTCTTGCCTTTCATGCGGCCTCCGACGGCCAGTCATTGTCAACTACTACCCTGCGCCGGACCTTCGCGCCACGCACGAACTCGACCGCGACCTTCGGCGGGGGCGGCGGCTCACAGTCGGGACACCGCACCCACCCGCCAGACCAATCGGCCACCCAGCCGCTGCTGTTGCAGTTCAGGCAAGGTTTCCGCTCAGTCTCGGTCATGCCCCAAGTCTACCCCCCTACTACCGCTGCGGCAACTCGCCACGAATCAACGGCAGGGCGTCCTCGAGGCGCATCACCACGAGCCAACCCTTGCCGTCACCCCGGCAGGCGACCACCGGGATGTCGCCGGGACCGGATGCACGGACGGCCTGCTCGACCCATTCATGCACGGCGATGCCCTTCCTGCGCTTGACCTCCCAGCAGAACTGGCCGGTCGTGATGTCGTCCCCGCCGTCACGGGCCTGACCGATGTTGCGCCTGACCACCCAGCCGAGCTGTTCGCTCAGGATCTTGGCGAGCTCGTTCTCACCGGCTGCGCCCTTACGCCTTTGACTTGCGCCCATTCGCTTTCCTCGGTTGGTACGCCTTTAGCCCGCGCCCAAGCAAACCCATGATGGTAGACACCGGAACCCCGAGCTCGCGGGCAAGTTCCTTATTCGTCGGCAGCGCCGCACGAGCGGCCTTTACATCGAGGACCCGCTGGTACTGCTCCATCGTGACAGAGGGCGGTCGGCCTGGCTTGCATGTCATGAGATCCACGCCAACAGCACCACGAAGAACAGGAACACGCCGACCGTCACAATCAGCACCTCAAGCAGGAAGCGGATCAAGCCGCTGAAATCAGGCGGCTTTTCCATCGCCATCCTCCACGGCATCCTCGACGCGCCCGATGAGCTCCTCGAGTTCCTCGTCGCTGATCTGTTCCTGCCCGTGCAGCGCGCACCAGGCGGGGTCTGTGCGGCGCAGGGCGTCGCGGATTTCAATTAGGGTGATGTTGCTCATTTCATGTCCTCTTCGTTTCCCGGTATCTGGCAATACGCTTCCCAATAACCGATGGCAATCTCTCTGGCGCGGTGCTTGTTCACGCCTTCGCGCATCAGGGTTACTGTCAGTCCATCCATCCACCATGCGGGGGTCTTGCTCTCCGGCTCCGGCTCCGCAAGCGCGGCGTCGAGGGCGTCGAGGGCTTCCTCCGTGTTCTGCTTGCAGGTTTGAAGTGCGGATTCTGGCCATGCCCACAGCCCGTGATTCGCCCAACCGCTAAGCGCACTTCGCGCTTGCTCGGCGGCGCGGCGCAGGGTGATGTTGCTCACGGCTTCACCTCCCGCAGCGCGTCAATTGCTTTTTGCGCGTATTCGTCAGCCGACGCCGCAGCCCCCGTTGGCTCCTCCGCTGCATCTACCGCCCACCTCGCCCACCGCGCCGCCCATGCCGCCGCAGACTCTTCGGGCGCGGCCCAGTAAGCCGCCCGCGCCGCGCCGTATGTCCGCTCCTTGCACATCACGCGCCACGCATCGGCATACGCAGGCGTAGGCTTGTGCGCTTCAAACGCCGCCCACATCTCTGCCTGTTTGTCGGTCACGGCTTCACCTCCTTCGGTCCAGAACACTCACCCGCCCACATCCGGGCGCAGCGGTTGTCGGTCAGGCAGTCGGGGTAGCCGCAGCCAGCCGTGCGGGTCTTGGCGATCTCGGCCTCGAGCCGATCGATGCGGGCCGCGTACATCGCGCAACGCTCCAGGGCGCTCTTGATCTCGGCGCGGTACTCATCCGCAGTGTGCGGACGCGCCAACCATTGCTTGTCCCATTCGTCGAGTTCCATGTCCGTCTCCTGTGTGTGTGAACGGAATTAGACTAATCTCGATTTAAAATGATGTCAACACTATTTGCGCGTTGCCTCCTCGATGCAGATCCAGACGATGCGAATGAGCGCACCGGCCAGCATCGCAAGCCAGACCGCTATCCCCACTTGGAACACCATCTCGAGATCACGCATTGCTGTCGTCCTCCGCGCTGTGCCAGTCGGTCTGGCGGCGCAGGAACTTCGGCCACTCCAACGCCGTCGTGAACGAGCGATCTTCAAGCAGCACATGATTCGTCGGCTGCGCGGTGATGCGTCCATTGTCCAGTCCGCAGAAGTAAAACTCCTTCGACTGCTCCGGCACCGCTGAAAACGCATCGGCGACCGGCGACACCGTGAACCAATACTCGCCCGCCATCTCGCGCCGATCCTGCAGCCGCACCTTCGCGTTCATCGAGGAGAGGTACGGGTATTCAAGAGCAGCAAACTGCCACCCGTAAGCGTCCCATGTCTGCGCATCCGACGCTCGCCAGGGCTCGTCTGTCTTGCGGTGCGCGAGCTGGTGCAGCGGGACATTCCGGTACACCGCCCCGCCCTCGAGCAAGACGTGACACCCCCACGCCCGTCCCGGCCACGAGGTCAGACCGAACCACACCCCGCGCAACCAGTCGTGTT